CAATCAGCGTCACAATGTTAATAAGACATATCCCAATAGGCCCAATATGGGAGGGACACAGATGTTTAACCAGTTCACAAATATTCAAATTGGACGTCGTGATAGTGACCGCAACAATAATCGTTACAATGTCCCGAGCGGTGGACCAATTACCATTCCTTCCATGGATACTCATGGTATGATTCACGGTGGTAACATGAATTTAGTCGAAGACCAAAGACAGCAACTTGACAGAATTAATCCGGATATCCTTACTGCTTTTAAGAACAACCCTTACACTAAGCCATTGGACTCCTGGGCATAAATAATAAATAATAAACAATTTGTATGCCTGTTAATATAAGTTTATTAACAAGCATTCCTTATTACACATAAAACTATATAAGTGCTAAGATTCTAACAATATAGTTATATTAAAGCTATAATGAGTGAACAACAATTAAATATTCATACAAATATTGTGGAAAGATTGAATAACTTTATTAAAATCAATCAGGTACCACATATTATGTTTTATGGACCATCTGGAGGAGGAAAACGAACAATTGTTAATAATTTCATTAGCTCTGTCTATAAAAATGATAAGCAAAAGATAAGTGAGTATGTAATGAATGTAGATTGCGCGAGAGGAAAAGGAATTAAGTTTGTTAGGGAGCAGGTAAAATTCTTTGCAAAAATTAACTTGGAGTTAAAGCATGCTCCTTTTAAATCTGTTGTTTTGAATAACGCTGATAAGCTAACAACTGATGCTCAGTCAGCTTTACGACGACTCATAGAGATATTTAGTCATAACACACGATTCTTTATTGTTGTAGAAGATAAGAATAGTCTTTTAAAACCTATTCTTAGCCGACTTAGTGAGGTTTTTGTTCCATTACCAATAATTAATGGACATGAGACAAATTTACATATGTATTTTAAGAAAATTATTTTGAATGAAGACACAAAAGTAACTGATAAGATATTGCGTTGTTCAATAAAAGCATCGTTGGCTAAGAATACTGATATTAAAGAGATAATGGAACTATCTGATATTCTTTATCAAAATGGTATTTCGGCATTAGATGTTGTTGAATACTTATCCCGCAAACATTCAGGAACAGAATACTTAGCTTTGTTATTTGAGAAAATTCGTAGTCAATATCGTAATGAAAAGATGATACTTTGTGTTATTTTGTATTTAGGTCTGATTCGTTGTGATAAAGACTTTCATTATGTGAGTTTTATGTAGATATGGATGATTATTCAGTTACTAGTTTGATAGAGTCCAGGAATGAGTGGGGCGTTCGTCTTTTAAATATTTTGACGCCTGTAGTGATTTCAGGTTTTAATTCAATCTGGAAAGATGCCTATACTACTTCTACTAAGCATAATGAATCAAGTAAGTATCTAATGACCTTCCAAAATTATTTGAGCCAGATTCCAAAGTGGAGCACAGCCATTGTTCAAGCAGAGTTAGAAAGAATTATAGAAAAGAGTGGATGTACATATTTAGAAGATTTGCTCTCTTGTGTCCATGTGATTCAGCTGAAGACTTTGAGTTGTGTTCGTGTAGGACAGCGTCAAAAGAAAGTCGACATTGAGATTCCGTCTTTAGCATCATTTATCCATAACATTTACATTAACTGTGCTCGTAAGATATATACAAATGTGTATTTGTTCGAAACAGATATTCCATCTTTACAGGTTCAGAAGAACAATCGGGAATTGGAAACAATTATTCGTGAATGTATTATGAATACTGTACGCGATAGTGTACCTACAGAGAAGATTCTTAGAGCTTACATGGATGAGACTATTGAGGAAGATGTTGAGACTAAGGAAGAAGTGATTCAAGTTCCAGTAGAAGATGAAGATGAAGAGATTACGTCAAACGAGACTACTAATTCTTTAGAAAAACCTACGTTAAGCACACCAAGTGAAGAGTCTAAATCAAATAATGAATTATCTGAGAAGGAAAACATTAATACAACTGAAGTGATGAAGGCTGATGAATTAGCTACATCTTTAACAGTAGATACAGATGAGCAAAGTTCCTCTGAAATAAAAACAGTTGGAGAATCAATGATGAACTCTTTACAAACCCATAATCTTGAGGCTGAGTTAGATGAGATTGAGAAACCAGCTGCTCTTAAATTTAATGATAATGATGAAGCAATTAGTGTAGAGGGTGTGAAGGAAGTTATTGATGCTCCCAAAGATATTGAACGTTTAGAGCATATCAGTGAAGTAAATTTTGCAAAGAGAAAGTTAGAAGAGGAAGAAGAAGATGATGATGAAAAATTATTGATTGGTGATTCTGTAAGTCTTGATGAGTTTGACGATATAGTAAGTTTAAGTGAACCAAAGTTTTAGTTTTATCTACAAGTTTTTATGAAACATATATTTGAATTGCGTTATTAATACATAAGCTTTTTATTGTTGGTAGTTAGATGGAGAACTCATTCGCTATTGCTTCCATAATTGCTATAATCTTTACATTATTCAGTGTTATTGAAGCTCGTTTTATTAGAAAGGATAGTACGCCATTTAAGACTCATATAAAGAACACAGTATTGGTATTTATTAGTGCATTGGCTGGATTGTATGTAATGTATAGTATTGGAGAAATGTCATCATCTGCTCCGCAGGCTGTAGGCGCATTTACTGGAGCCCCAGGCTTTTAAAATATTTGTTTGACTTTTACGTTATTAAGTAATAGTCAACCGTTGTCAAACAAGTAGTTCATTAGAAGTGTACGAGCTTCATTTAATCACTATTGACATAGATAGGAAGTTTATCAATATTCATGACTTTGGTGCCTTTTTTGATGTTCTTGCGGGCACATTTGAATTTCTGAAAAATAGGCCGTTCTAATTGTTCAACCGGTTTGTGCTTACTAACTGTCCTAGCGATCATTTTGTATAATTTGAAACCAGGATACCTCTCGTCACCATTGGACTTCCACAGAATATTTCTACCTTTATCATCTTCACACCATTCTGCGACTAATTGAACAACCGGGTCTTTGGAAGTCTTAACTTCTTCTAATTCCTCAGTTAGAAAATCAATCAAAGACGTGCCTAATCTACACAAGTCAAAACTAAAGTTAGGTTCAAGCTTTGGACGGTCTGAATTGTAATTCCGACCAAAATTAAATTGAGTATGAGCATCGCCCTCCTTGTGAAAGCTATCGCTACAAACAGAATGGCCTCTGAACTTGTATGTCGCTCTTCCAAAATCTATAATTTTGAAAATACGCCCATAGGTAGGAATCTTGTAATGAGTGTCATTAACTTTATAGTAAAGAAATTGCTTTTTTGTAGAAATATACATGATATTATTTGTATGGAGGTCATTATGTTGAAAATCAAAACATTTCTGAAAAGCAACTAATGACATAATTACTTGTGCTAAAGCAGCATTAAGTTCTTTATTTCCAAAATCTTCGTCATGTGCGCAAAGATAATCAAGAGTATTTTCACATTTTTCTAAAAATATTGCCTGAGCAGGGAAATCATAGATAGTGATATTACAGACTTCATCCTCTGTATTAATAGAGGAACTAGAACAACTACTTTTGTTCTCTGAACATTCACTTTCATTATCCTCTTCATCCACATTTTGGCTTTCTGTTTCAGATGAAGATGAAGAACCAGTTATTGATGTTCGAGAGCTACAAGTTGTTGACTGGCTCTTTGATTTTGAATATGTGTTTGACGCTTGTTTATTATCATCTTTTTTATTCTTAAAAGAATTAACAACTTCTTCTGTAAGTTCGAGAAATTGTGGCTCACTTGTTTCAATAGATAGCAAATTGCTAGGCCCAAATACACTATCTAATTCCTCTATTTCACTTATATCATCTACAACAAGTTGTTCAAGTGAATCGCCTAATAAAATTTTTCGCTTTTTACCACGTGAATCATGTTCTAACATTTCTCCCATCATCTGAAGACCATTTTCAGTCAATTCATATAGTTCATCTTTGTTTTGGAGGAAGAACTCGCTATTTGTTAAGTATTCAAAATCGTCAAATGTATCAACGACAAATCGGCGTTTCCTTCCAATAAGAGTTCCGTAGCAATCAAGTGCGTTCAAGAAATCATGAGAGTGTAAGAGCTGACTTGATAAATAAGAAAAAAAGCCATCTACATAACTAGTATTATCAAAGTCTTGAATCTTTGGATGAGCATAAGACGGGTCAATGGTAGGTAAGTTCTTGAGAGATTCTGAACTAATATCATACTTCCCTACTAAATACCGGATTGGATCTAAGAGTGGTGAGTATTTTACGAAAGAGTTACATTCAACATCTTTGTTTCCTTTTTGGCAAACAAGTTTGATATTATGGTCATCGTCTGTATCAGATATATGCTTAATAACAATAGGATAATTTAGAGTAGTAGACCGATAATTAGTTTCGTTTAGTTCTAAAAAAATATTATTAATCGGAGAATAGAGTTGACCGTGTAGAAAGCCTACAGGTTCGTTCTCCATTTGTTTGACAAGTGTGTCAATAGCAGGTTTCTTGTAGCTGAACTCTATCTTCATATCACTCTATCCAATAGTATAATTAAAACATTTGCTTTTTAACTCATATTTGCGTCAAACCGTTATACAAAAAAGAGGTCTTAGTTTATAGAGAGTTAAAATGAGTAATAAACAGAATCAATTACAGCTAAAAAAGTGGAATATGAGAAATATTAGATTTAAGCCGGATGAAAATAAAGGACCTGTTGTCGTGCTTATAGGGAGACGTGATACGGGTAAAAGTTTCTTAGTACGCGATTTGTTGTTTTATCATCAAGATATTCCGGTTGGAACAGTAATCTCTGGAACTGAGATGGGGAATGGTTTCTATGGACAGATGGTGCCTAAGCTTTTTATTCACAATGAATACAATACAGGAATCATAGAGAATATTTTGAAGAGGCAAAAAGCATGTATCAAACAATATAATAGAGAGGTTGAAACATACAAGACCACTCGTCTGGACCCTAGGTGTTTTGTCATTCTAGATGATTGTTTGTATGATGATTCATGGGCAAGAGACAAGATGATGCGTCTTCTGTTTATGAATGGTCGGCATTGGAAAGTAATGCTTGTTATAACAATGCAGTATCCGCTGGGTGTCCCTCCTGCTCTAAGAACTAATGTTGATTATGTATTCATTTTACGTGAGCCTTATCAGTCAAACAGAAAACGTATTTGGGAGAATTATGCTGGTATGTTCCCGACGTTTGACTCTTTCGAGCAAGTTATCAAACAGACAACAGAAAATTTTGAGTGTTTAGTAATTGATAATAACTGTAAGTCTAATAAGTTGGGTGACACTATTTATTGGTATAAAGCAGAAGGTCATGGTCCATTTAAGCTAGGTAGTAAGCAATTCTGGGACTTATCTAAGGATTTAGACTCTGATGATGAAGAAGAAGAATTTAATCCAGATATGGCTAAGAAGTCAAAAGGACCGCGAGTAAATGTTCGTAAGACTAAGTGGTAAATAGTAAATAGTAGCTATTAAATGTTAGCCTTTATTTACTACTACTACGCGTAATTATTTTATCAACCTTGAGTCCTTGTTCTATGAATTTAGTTTTGAGTTTATGAATAGCAACTTCGCGACATTTAAGTATTTGGTTACAATCATGTTGTTCGGGTAAGCGATGAGCTAAGCAATAGTTCATTTCGCAGTATCCACAATGACCTATTATAATTGCTGATTTTCTTTTACAACTCTTAATGGAACATGTCATATTTAATATTTATGCTATGTTCTTACTTCTAAGTAGCTTTCTTATTACTCATCCTGAGGCGTCTCTTGAGTCTTATTAACCTTGGCAGCCATATCAGCGTTATGTTCTTTAATCATTGACTCAGTCACAATATTATCACCTTCAAACAACTCTGAACGGATATCAGCACTTGAAACCTCCTCTCCTTGACCAGTAAGATTGGTAACAGCTGAGTTAACACCATCCACATATACAAGCTCGCCCTTCTCATTCAGAGTCTGAGTGAGGACATTGCCAGACTTTGCAGCTAATTCCTCATTATCTTTGATTGCCTTAGCCTTAGTCTCCTTGCGTCTTGTATCAAATGCTTCCTTTGCCTTACGCTCATTCTCCTGCTTCTCGTGCATCAACTGGTTAAGCTCAGGCTCCAGATATTCAACGCGACCAGTCTTATAAGCCTCAGGATGAAATGGCATCCAAGTTCCTACCTGTCCAACATAAATCTCATGAGCACCTTCCTCCCAATCACGCAGTGTCTGAGCACGAAGCTCAGCCTCCTTCTGAGTATTATAGGAACCACGAATCTTAATTCCACGAGTGTTAGTCTGGAAGTCATATGACTCGTCAAACTCTTCTTGAAGACGCTCCTCATTGTTATCAATAAAAGTCTTATATTCATCCTCAACAGTGAATTCACCAAAAAGCATCTTTTGCTCTTCCTTTGAAAAGTTTTCAAGGTCTTTAGTAACATCCTCCAACTTAAGATGATATTTATAAGCAATGAAGCTAACAAACTTGGTTAATTTCTCCATTGTCTTATTAAGACCCCACTGCTTAGTGAATTCATTGAAGAAAAACATCTCCTTCTGCTTTAGGATCTTCTCTGGAGAAATGAAACTAATACAACAAAACTTCTGTCCTGAAATTGCTGGGTCCTCCGTAAGTAGATCGGCATATTTTTTGTTCTCAGTTCCATCATTATTTCTAGGAAGTGTAACCCCACGAGGTGCGCTATTTGATTCTGTCATCAGATATATAAAGGAAGTTTGAAAAATCTTTAAATCCTATATGATTCAAATCATTAGAATGCGATAAATTATTAATTAAGGATTAGGTTTCAGATTTTTTCTGAACTATAAGTATAGCTATGAACTTCCTCGGAATGGTTGATCTCGAAGAGCTCGTGACTCGTGTCATTAAGTATCTTGTTGAGGGTCTTATGGTTGCCCTCGCTGCTTATGCTATCCCTAAGCGTTCTCTTCGTCTTGATGAGGTTGCTTTGATTGCTTTGACTGCCGCAGCAACTTTCTCTATCCTTGACACATATGTGCCCACTTTAGCTGGCTCTGCTCGCTCTGGTGCTGGTGCCGGTATCGGCTTCAACCTTGTTGGTTTCCCCCGGTTTTAAATTAAGCAAATGTAATGTAATATAGGATGCTTCACATCTATTTAAAGCTAAATGTGAAGTTAAATAATCATATACTTATTTGACATGAAATTTTTCAAAAATCTATTTACACGCAATTTAGCAGATAGTGACGAATTTGAAGTTGTTGATATTAATGAAAGCATACCGCTCTTAAGCGAACAAAATAATGAGAGTTCGGATTCCCAAAATAATGTTTGTCAAACATCAAGCAAACAAGTCGTTGGTTCATTAAACAATACAAATGTTAAAGAGGTAGTTAATTCATCTTATAAGAGATCAAAAAATGTTAAAAAATGCGAAGTTACTCAAGAATTCTACAAAGATATTGGTACGTTTTTAAACCAATGCGCTTTTGGCTTTATGGACCAATCTGATGAAAATGATAGAGCAGCTGTTACTTTTTATTCAAAAAGAAGTAATTCTCTACAATTCAGCGAAAATAATTACGACCAATTATTATTTTTTTATCAATCTAAATTCCTTTGACTCATCAGCCAATCTTGTTCTAAATCTTTAAGAGACCTATGTTTTGTGTGTTGATCTTTTGTGGTTGAAATAAATGGCCAATTCAACTCTTTACACATCTTCTTCCAAATTTCGTCTTGTTCTTTCAACTTCTCAGGATCTTTAAGCATTTGGAAGTAAGGCAAAAACTGTCTTTGATCAACTAATTCACATAATTTATATGCTGTATAGTAATAATTTAGGAAGTTAGACCTTGAATTAGGACAAAATTTAGCATAAGGTGCTTGAAGAATCATAAATAGATTACACAAGGTTTCTTCTAAATCGGGAGACATAACAGGAGGACCAATTCCAAGCTTATCTTTAATATAAGGTATGTGTTCATAATATCTATTAAGGCCAAGTTTTTTAAGCATTTCTTTAGCCCGAGCATTGTCAAACCACTTCTCTGTCAAAGGAATTCTTTCCTTTCGTGCCTGATTACGTATAGCTTCTAATACTTCATCAGGTATATTTGTTGTTTCTTTTGCTTGGAATTGTGCTAATACTTCTCGCAAGTGATTGATTCGTCTATAGGCATAAAAACACACTTCTTTAGGTGGCTCTTTGTAGGATGGTTTCTCATTTTCAACTAAGAATTTGCTTGCTCTTGAGCAATTATTACAAATGATTAAACCTTCATGTTCTACAGGAATTAATTCTCCTTTGTGACAAACAGGACAAACATCTTGTTGAACAATAAACTCATTAATATCTAAAAAACCTTCATCAACGTTGCGCAAATACTTTTTAACGGAATCAGAGCATTTATCTCCGACATCAGACGTAGAATCGTATCCTGTCCTACGCTTAAAAAACTCATCCAACTTCCTAGTCTTGTTAACGCCTTCTTCTAATCCTTTCTTTTCTTCAAAGTAATTGAATATATGTTCACTGTTTTGTAGGAAGTAGTTCTTCTTTTCTTTTTCAAGAGTTTTGATTTTCTTCTGAAGCTTTTTGATACGATCAGTAATATCAAGCTTTTGAGGCATTGATAACAAATTTGAGGCATTTTCTAAATTGTCTGACAATAATTGAATCTCATTAACATATTTTGGAATCAAGTTTTCTTCATCAGTTTTGAACTTATTCATCATTTCTGTATGCTTTCCATCAAGTGTAGTAGCTGCTCTTTGACTAACAGTAATTTGACGGATGGTTTTTGGCCTGAAACTGGGCATAAGGAGATATAAGCAAATTATTAAACAATCATTAAGTAGATATTTAACAAATATGAATAATGGAAATTAGTTAGGCATATGTAGTTGTTTTCTACAGACTTACTAATGGAACAGATTCCGATTGATTGTATTGTAGCTCAAAAAATGGCATTTATATATAACGCACTTCAAGACGGTTGGGAAGTTAAGAAGAAAGGAACAAACTATGTCTTCAAAAAAAAACATCATGATAGACAAGAGGTGTTCCTGGACACATATCTAGAGGATTTTGTCAGGAAAAATATTGATTTAAGGAATATTGTTGGTAAATAAAGTTATATGTAGTTAAGGGTTCGGTAGATTTAGGCAAAAAATAAAATCTTTACAATGTATATAAACCATGGGAGGAGGTTTAATGCAGCTTGTCGCTTACGGCGCCCAGGATGTTTATCTTACGGGTAAGCCTCAAATCACTTTCTGGAAGGTGACTTACCGTCGCCACACTAACTTCGCTCTCGAGTCTATCGAGCAGACTTTCAACGGTCAGGCCGATTTCGGTCGTCGTGTCACTTGCACTATCTCTCGTAATGGTGACCTTGCCTACCGTACCTACCTTCAGGTGACTTTGCCTGAGATCAACCAGACTATGCAGAACCAGAGCGGTTCTAACGCAGTGTATGCACGCTGGCTTGATTTCCCTGGTGAGCAGCTCATCTCCCAGGTCGAGGTTGAGATTGGTGGTCAGCGTATTGACCGTCAATATGGTGACTGGATGCACATCTGGAACCAGCTTACCCTTACCAAGGACCAGGAGCGTGGCTACTACAAGATGGTTGGCAACACCACCCAGCTTACCTACATCACTGATCCTTCTTTCTCTGATGTTGATGGCCCTTGCGACTCTTCCGCCCCTCGTCAGGTGTGCGCTCCCCGTAACGCCCTTCCCGAGACCACTCTCTATGTGCCTCTTCAGTTCTGGTACTGCCGTAACCCCGGCCTTGCCCTTCCCCTTATTGCCCTCCAATACCACGAGGTCAAGATCAACCTTGACATCCGTCCCATTGATGAGTGCTTGTGGGCAGTGAACTCTCTTGCCAACGGCACTGGTTCCCGCAAGGTGACTGCCGCATATAACCAATCTCTTGTTGCCGCTTCTCTCTACGTCGACTACGTGTTCCTTGACACTGATGAGCGTCGTAAGATGGCACAGAACCCCCACGAGTATTTGATTGAGCAGCTTCAGTTCAACGGTGATGAGTCTGTCGGCTCTTCATCCAACAAGATCAAGCTGAACTTCAACCACCCCGTGAAGGAGCTCATCTGGGTTGTCCAGAAGGATGAGAACGTCGACTACTGCTCATCTCTTGAGGGTGAACAGCTCCTCTTCCGTCTCCTCGGTGCCCAGCCTTTCAACTACACTGATGCCGCTGATGTGCTTCCCAACGCCATCCACGCTTTCGGTGGTCCCGAAGGTGTTGCAGCCACTTCTCAGTCTTTCATCAACGCTGATGGAACCTTCCAGGATGCTGGTGCCGTTGATTACGACGCTGTTCCCGGTGACTCTAACCCCTACAACTACTGGAACGCAGGTGCCCGTGCCGATGGTGCTTACTCTAGCCCCTACCTCGGCTTTGAGGGTATTGTGAACTCTGGTGTTTCTGATGCCGGCACTTTCGTGCTTGCTGAGACCGCTTTGGACCTCCACTGCTGGGGTGAGAACCCCGTTGTGACCGCCAAGCTCCAGCTCAATGGTCAGGACCGCTTCTCTGAGCGTGAGGGAACCTACTTCGACCTCGTCCAACCCTACCAGCACCATACTCGCAACCCCGACACTGGTATCAACCTTTACTCCTTCGCTCTGCGCCCTGAGGAGCACCAGCCATCTGGCTCTTGCAACTTCTCTCGCATCGATAACGCCACCTTGTTCCTTGTTCTGTCCAACGCCACCGTTGCTGGAACCAAGACCGCCAAGGTCCGCGTGTATGCCCCCAACTACAACGTGCTCCGCGTGATGTCTGGTATGGGTGGCCTTGCCTACAGTAACTAAGCGAACTAAATTGCTTATTGTGGTTGTAATAGTATAAATCATAGCATTTTCAAATGATATGATTGGAACATGAAAGATAAAAATGTTGGTTTTTTTGTATGCTTTTTTGTTTAGGTTATAGATACGATTCAAGGATAAAACGAGCATTATCTTCAGATTGCTTCTGGAGTGATTGGAGGGCATCAACTTGAGATTGTAGTGCATCCAAACGAGTTATGACTGATTGTTGAAAATCAAGGGGTGGGAGAGGGATTTCAATCGTTTTGATATACT